CACCTTGAACAACATTACCAGCAGCTTGTTGTAACCCTCCCTTTAATTGCCGACCCAGACCTTTGGCAGAACCCAGAGCTTCGGCTCCCCGTACTTTAAGACGATCCATCCATCCTTCCTCAAGAAGTTCTTCCAAATTGCGTTGATCTTTATTATTATATTGTGCCATATTATTATTTATTGAAAGTGGTGATTATTTGTTCAATGCGATTAATCTTATCAACCAGACTACCAATATCAGGATCGGAAGAATATTTATTGGAATCTATTTTAAATTTTTTGATATCTTGCATTATCTTCGAAAGTTTTCCTTTCATTAAACTGGAATGTTTTGCTGATTGTGCGGATTTAGCATAACCATTACCACCCAAGAATCCCTTAACCCCAGCAGATACACCGGAAGCTGATGCTTTCATCCTATCCCACAAACCCTCTTCATAAAGTTGTGCTATATTTATTTGGTCTTGATTGTTCATTGTTTAATTTCCCATTTGTCTAGAAATTTCTGCCGCATTATCTGACATTGCCTGTGACCATTTGGCTGTAACATACATATTACCATCTGCACCAATAACTTGGTCATATGTGACACCCCGTAATGTATCAGTTCCTAGATGTAATAGCAATTGTCGCAGTGCTTGTATTTTACCTCTAGTGAATGCTATTCGTTCAGAATTGGGAAGAGATGGTGCTGTAATACGAACTTTTGTGGTAGAATCTATCCCACCGGATGCATTTTGCGAGACTCCCGTTTCTGGGACACCCTCAACTCCCGTTCCTTGATCCAACATATCATTGGTATCATCTATTAATTCTTCAGATTTTCCGAGGGTTTCTCCATCTGAGTCTATTCTATCCACTTCTGTTCTTGCCGCATCCATTGATGTATCTGACATAGCATCTCTCAATTCACTCAATGCATATGCTGTAACAGCACCGAGTCCTGCGCTTATCAGAGCTTTTTTAATCTTTTCACCCGGAGTCATGTTGGTGTTTGATAGGTTTTTGAGTGTGCTGATACCACCACCAACAATAGCACCCACAGCAGCCATAGGAAGACCCACCGTGGATAATGTGCTTGCTATTAATCCAGCACCCGCAATTGTTCCAGCTATTTTACCTACAGCCCCAACACCCTTTCCGATACTATATCCCAATTTTTGAAGAGAGCCGGGTGTTGGAACCATTGTAGGCTCAACGGCTTGAACTTGAGATATAAGATTCTGATAAGATGTTATGTTATTTTGATCTTTTGTTGATTGGATATCTTGACCTAATTCCCATAAATTCTTTTGAATGGTTTTGAGTAGGATATTATATCTTTGGTATGCTGGTCCGGTTCCCCGAATAAGACCACCCACCCGACTTCTAATATTTTCAAAAGCCTCTTGCTGTAGCCCCATTTGTGATTGGATTTGTTGTAGTAATTGGTCATTGGGCAAATTAAGAATTTTCAGAGCTTCTTTATCCCCCTTTTCAACTTTTAATACCAACTGAACGAAAAAATCAGCAATTTTTTTCTGTTCCTCCTCTGGTATGTTCTGAGGAGTTACGTTTTCTAAATAAATTTTAGATATATTTTCCTGATCAGAAATTTTCATAAATTAATCCCAATTAACTCTTTTGGAGCTTTTCTTTTTATACATCTTGCCTTTTATTTTTTTACAGTCTGCCTTTGTAGCTCTACATGCAGGGTAAGAACCTTTTGATGTATCTTTTCTACCACAGGGTCCGCCTGTTTTACAGTTAATCCAACCTTTGAATTTCTTACCTTTCTTATCTACATGAGGAGCAAACCAATCACGTAAATTTTCCAGTAATTGTCTTTGGGACATCTGTTCCATTATTTTTTACTATTCCCCCAATTTTTTGCTCCTACTTTTCTACATTTGACCAATGCTCCAGAGGCATAGGCACTAGGCCATTTTTTATATCGGGATTTTACTTTTTTATAACAAGCATCTTGTTCTTCTTCTTCTCCGCAATCTTCTTCCTCTTCATCATCATCTTCGTCATCACCGAAGACTTTTTTATTTCTATCGGCTTTTTTGAAATTAAATTTTTCTTGCAATATTTCATCATAAATATTACCCAATTCTTTGGTGAAATCCCAAGACTTGGATTCACCGACTACTGGTTGTGTTGGTGGTGCTTGCGCTGCTTGTTGTGTGGGTGCTTGTTGTGTGGGTGCTTGTTGTGTGGGTGCTTGTTGTGTTCCAGATAACACCGAGTTAATTTTTTGTTTAAATCCTTCCAATCCAACTCCTCTAAATTGTTGTCCGTTTAAAGGATCGAGTTGTGGTTTGAAGGTAGATGCCGTTTCTGAGTATGGTAAGTTGGGGGATACTTGATTTTTCATATCCGAATTATAGAACGTAACAGTATTCGTTTGTTGATTAAGAAAGAATGCTCCAGAAAATATATTATTTATCATCAATTTATAAACTGGTGATCCGTGATTATCACCAGCCTCTATCATCTGAATATCATATTTGGCTTGTGCTTGCTGTGCAGGAGCTTGTGCAGGAGCTTGTGCAGGAGCTTGTGCAGGAGCTTGTGCAGGAGCTTGTGCTTGTGGTGCTACAGCTTCAGTGTATAAACTTTCATATAACATCCCAAGGGTATTATTATCGCGTGTGAATCTGGTGGATTCTCCTGCCAATTTCAAATCGGTGGGAGTGTTCTTACCATTTCCCTTGTCAGTCACATTGGTGATGAAATTTGGACCAATTTTAAGCTGTTTGGGTTTGATGATGACGGTATTCTTGCGCTTGAATTGATCGGGAACTGGAACTCCTGCGCTCACATCCACCATATCAACCATATCGGGACAGACAACCACTCTACCATACGTTCTACCGCCGCCATGATCGGCAGCAATAGTAAGAACGATCTGTGATGCTGGTTTGAATTGATTTCCAATGGAATAGCCCGATTGTTTATCTCCAACTTGGCATACCTTGATGTTTAATCCACAAGTTGCCAATTCATCCACTTCTTTCTTGAGAGTGGATGGCATAAACTTATAAGTTTCGGTGTTTTTATAACCATCACGGAACTTTATGATATCGCCGGGAAGGTATCCCCCAATTTCCGAACGTGACACAACCGCTTCAAATATCTGATCAAATTTCTTGCCCATAGGATTATTTAGTCATTTACTCTAAATATTAACATGAACTTTGATGATTTGTATAATTTAGTGGTTGAAGCAAAAGGAACTCGTCCGGGAGATGCGTATTTTAGAGCGCAAAGAAATGAGGGACCACAGAATATAAGTGGTCAAAAAGCTGGAATCACCGCCGATGGGGGAACTGCTGGTGCATCCTCTTCCGCTGGATATTCATCCAGTCCCGTTGGTAAAGTCGATAACTTTGAAAAACAAAAACCAATGGATCAGATGAAAAAATATCTTTATGATACCTCCAAAGGTGGTAGCCAGACAGATACCTACGAATTGAAAGCGGCACGAGACAGAGAAATGTCTAATGCTTTTGCAATACTATTCAATTCCAAAACATTTTTCGAAGATTTTAAAAAAATATATAAAGGAGAAGGTAATTATAAAGGATTGGAGATAGATTCCATAAATGAGGTTGATGAAAAAGAATGGAATAATGCTCTTGTCTCTCAACAAAAAAGGGCGGGACAAGCTTCGGAAGCAAGAGACGAAGTGGACAGACTTAAAGAAATTCTCGATGGTTCTTTATATGGAAGCGACAGAATCGATCAAATTAAATCCTTCCTTCAAAGAAAAAAAACCGAAAAAAAGAATGCTAGGATCAAAGAAAAAAAAGAAATCATAACTGGAGAAATTCAGCAAGCGGAAATAGAATTATCAATGCTTTTAAAGGATGCTAAAAAATTATCTCCCGTTCAAAGTAGATTGAAAGATGCTGAAAAAAAATTAATAAGTGCTATAAATGCTTCTGATGCAGCGGATAAACGATTTGAAGAAATAAATTCAAGAATAGAAACAAAAACATCTAATAATAAAGACTCCAATGATACGGTATTGGCGTTGGTAAAAAGTTTGATCAATAACAAAGCAAAGGGTCTATTAGATAAGTTGCAAATAGAAAATAAAATATCGGATGATGAGATACCTACTGGTGTGGATTTTTTAACTGTCAATAAAAAAGATTTTCTTTATAAATTGGGATTATTGAAGAAATTAACAACTAATGATAATCCCATATTTTCGTTTATTGATTATCATGAAAATAGATTCAATCAAGGATTGGGAAATTTTGATCCCCGCACATTGAATCGTAACATAAACATTGGAGTAATGCGGAGAGTTGGAGAACTTCCAGCACAATCATTGCAAAAATTCTTCTTTTCCATTGCGGGACGAGGTATGGAAAGAAAAACCATTCCTTTGGAGAATTTGGATGTTGATCCCGGTTATATGGCAGCGGAAAATTTTATTAAAAAATTGCAAGAAATTAAATCAAAGGATCAATGGAACGCAGCCGTCCCAGAATTGAAAAAACTTGTTAAGGCTTTACCACTTAGTAAAACATCGAAAGATATTGTCCTTTCACGACTCAAGGGATTTTGGTCTATAACAAGAACTGGTGCTAATAGTGCAACGCAATTGTTGACCACTGTGCAAGGAATGATGGATGAGAAGACGGTGAATGAATCCTTTGATGAATTGGCAAATGCTTATGCGGCATCTTTCAATGTTGATATAAATGATTTCATGATTGATCTTCAGGAAGTTAAGATTTACATGGAGGAGACTGCCAAAAAAAGATTCAAAAAAGTCGTAACAAATAAAAAAACAGGCAGAAAAAAAACCGTTCGATATGGACAAGCTGGAAAAGCCAAGGATGGTGGTGATAGGATACGTCCCGGCTCGAAAAAAGGCGATGCTTACTGCGCGAGAAGTAATAAAATAAAAGGTGATTGGCGAGACGATCCCAATAGTCCAAATCGCTTGTCGCGTAAAAAATGGAAGTGCAAAGGAAGCAAATCCACCAAATAATGAACATTAAAATCAAATCGCTTCAAGCATCCAAGATTGATGAGGCATCCCTGAAAAATAACTATCTCTACAAGGATGTGTCATTTGATCTGGAACCTTCGTATTCCTTCAACAACCAACTCAACCGTAAGGAGCAATTGAAAGATATTCAGGCTATTTTTGATGTGGAAGCCATCAAGACAAGCATTTCCAACGCATTCCTCACATCTCCCGGTCAAAAGATACTCAATCCGACCTTTGGTATTGATCTAAGACGCTATCTGTTTGAACCCGTGGATGAGTTCACAGCAGAAGATATTCAGGATGACATTGAAAGGAAATTACCTCGTTCGGAACCACGCATTGTTGTGAAAAACGTGAGTGTTGTGGGTAATGAGGATGAACAGGAGTATGATGTGTCCCTGCAAATTGATGTTCCATCTCTGGGTGTCAAGGGGCTTTCCCTGAAATCAAAGTTGAATTCCACGGGTTATTCGATTATTTAAAATTGGATAATATTTTTCGGTATTCGTTGTCAAATTGGAAAGATTCGTTTATATCCATTGCATTGACAGCTTTATTAGTGGATGGTGGAATTATGAATTTTTTGGTTGTATTTTTTCGAACTTTCTCGACCAATCCCAATTCTCCCATTATTTCACATATTTCAGGATCAACATTTTGCTCAATCCACTCCAAATATTCTTCAATTTCCTTCAATTTATACATTCCATGATGAGGATTATCAAAATCATCGTCCAATAATTCAAATGATATAGTAAAATTGTTATCTATGATGTCAACATGTCTAAGTTGGATGCTAAAATCACCGGGATCAAATATTGTTTTTATTTGTTTGGATATCTTTTCGGTCATTTTAAATTCTTTAATATTCATACATTTGGAAATATTATATTTAAAATGTATCCAAACACTGAAAAAATTCTCGTCTTCATACTCATCGTAATCTATAAAAACATTGGAATTTTTAAAATTTCCACTAATTCTCTTGGCTTCCCTTCGAAGAACTTTTATCTCTTTGGATATTGATTTCATTTCAAAGCCAACTGGTTTATCCGAATCGGGATATAAATTCGTATTTCTCCTAGCATTTATATTATCAGCATTCTTAGCCTTATGATTTAATTTATCAGTAATCCATTCTTTAACCTTTTCATAAAATTCTTGATATTTGTTCCCATACATCATTCCTATCGTATAAACCTTTCCAACATCGGAATTATGGGGTTTGATCAATATTCTCGATAAAGGTTTATGTAATTTTACCTTATCTTCCCCCCCAGCACCTTTAAATAATTCATCTTTATTTACAACATATGCAACCAAAGTTCCTTCGGAAATATCATTTGTCACGTATCCTAAATTAGCCCCTTGCCGTCTGTTTGAATAATTAATACCATCAAGACCTAAATTCATACAAGAAGTCCAGCTTCTATCTGTGGATGCTCCCGCAACATCATAGGGGTGTCTGGAAATGACAATTAAAAATTCCCCATTGGCAGCACGAAGAGGATCATTTTTAAATTCGTGTAATAAAGGTTTTCCGATTACTTTTTTGGTTGTTTTGACTCCATCCTTTCTACTTGTAACTTCAATCTCTCCGTCTTCCTCATACCTTTGTAACAACTTTCCAATTTTTATTGGGTTTTTAAAATCAACATCATATGTGGGGGGGTTTGATTTACTGTCAATCTTTAATGCTACTCCATCAATATAATGTTTCATATTATAAATAAGATATCCATTGGGAAGTAAGAGTTCTTGAATTTTTAAATATAATGGGTGATTGGCACTCGTAGAATGATCAACGGTTATCGGCATCATTATCCGATTCTTGCCACCAAAGACTTCATCTAAAATTTCATCATATGCTCCCGAATGTTTTTTAGACAATTTATGCTTTCTAGCATCTCCCAAAGAGATAGCTTCCATAATCTTTCGATACTCCCTATCAAATTCCATATGATTATTTAATATCATCCACCTAAATAATAACAATGAGCGATTCTCTGGAATACAACCTGCCTAAAAACGCATATATTAACTTTGATGCGTTATCCCTAAAAGATTTCATCATCCAACGGCTGAATGAGAATCCCAAATTCACGGATCAGAATTACGAGGGGAGCAATTTAGCGTCTTTCATTGATATTATCGCTTACAGCTATCATACCCTGCTTTTCTATCTGAATCAGACGGGATCGGAAGCTCTTTTCTCCCAGACATCTCTCTATGAGAACATGAACAAGATCGTGAACCTCGTGGGATACAATCCTACGGGAAAGCAAACGTCTCTGGTTCCCGTCACTTGCATCGCCAGTGCTTCCCTAGCGGCTGGTAACTACACTCTCCGCAAGTATTCCTATTTCCTTATCAATAACATCCAATACACTATCTTGAACGATTTCTCCTTTGAGAAAATAACCAGCGGATCGGAAAAAATCGAATCTATTGAAAACAATCTTATTCTTTATCAGGGAACCGTTCAGGAATACCCCATTTACACAGCGGAAGGTAAAGAATTTGAAACCTTTCCAATTGTGGTTGACAATCTGGTGGATGCAAACGATGACCGCTTCATTGCTCATGGCACTCTTTCTGTTTATGTGAAAGAAGCGGGAGATGTAACTTGGTATGAATACGATGAGATTGACAATCTTTTCCTTACTCCTGATTCTGATAGATACTATTCTGCTCGTCTCAATGAGAGCGGACACTATGAACTCAAGTTTGGTAACGATGTGTTTGGTAAGAAATTGGCGAAAGGTGATCAAGTTGCTGTATATTATATATTAAGTGACAGTGACAAGGGTATTATCAGCAAGAATGTAATCAATGGCAACAAATTATTCAATTTAAACACATCTCAATTCACGGAAATCTACAATGATATTATTACCGTTGATCCTTCATCCATTATTAATCTAACAAATAACGCCACTCTGAATTTCTCCAATACCGCCAATTCCACGGCGATTTCTGATGGGGAGACGGTGGATCAGATTCGCCAGAATGTCCCCAAGTATCTTAGCTCACAGCTTAGACTTGTGACAGAGACAGATTATGACACATATCTCACCAAAAATCTTTCAAATGTAATTCAATCAGTGGAAGTGGTGAACAATAAGAGGTTCATTGATGAATACATTGATTACTTCTATCGTATCTGTGTTGATCCCAATAAGTCCAATAGGGTGATTCTCAATCAGGTTAATTTCGCGGATTCTTGTGATTTCAATAACGTGAATATATTCGTGGTTCCCAAATTTATCATTCAAACCGATGATGAATATCCATCATTCCTATCAAACAGCCTGAAAAACCTGATTATTGACTCCACCTTTGATAAGAAGATGCTTAGTCATGAGATTGTTCCCCGTGATCCAATTTATGTGGCTTTTGATATTGGTTATTCTGCTCAGGCGGCGGATAAGGATGTGTATTCCACCTCCAAATTGGAAATCGTTCGCACATCCAATTCCAAGATCAACAAGGAGAACCTGAAAAAGAGAATTATCAACATTATTCTGGATTTCTTCAACCCTCTCAACAATTCTCTGGGTCAAAGGCTTGATCTTTCAGACCTGACATCCACAATTCTTGGATTGGAAGGGGTGGACACGATCAGAACTCGCAATGGGAATGAGATATTCAATGGAATATCATTCATAAGCTGGAATCCTGTTTATGAAGGGGTAGATGAAGAAATTGTGACGCAAACCACAACACTTCCATTTTTCAAATTCCCTTATGTTTACAGACCCCAAACCATAGGTGATAGAATCTTAATCTTGGATAGCGAATAATCAA